GACGGATGGTTCGACTCGCTCGACGCGGACGCTCGAGCATGGGCGTCGAACAAGGGCTACGACCGGATGACGGCCGAGGAACGACTTGCCAACCTGGTCAAGTCGTACCGCAACCTCGAGCAGGTCAGCAAGCTCGACGGCGGCAAGGTGCTCCGCGCCCCGGAGACGCACGAGGAATTCATGGCGATGGCCCCCAAACTCGGGATGCCCGCCGACGCCGTCGAGTACGAAATCCCGGTCCCCGCCGGGATGGAAGCCGACAAGACGTTCGAGGAATGGGCGCGCAAGGCATTTCACGAGGTGGGATTGACCAAGGCGCAGGCCAGCAAGCTCGCCGGCAGCTACAACGAGCTGTTCGCTGCCGAGATCAAGCGTCAGGCAGACGCCGTGGCCGAACGCACCCGGGGACAGGATGTGGCGCTGCAACGCGAGTGGGGCGCGGCGCACAAGGACAACATCCGCGTGGCTTCGGCTGGTGCCCGCGCCCTCGGGCTGACCCGAGAGCAGACTGCGGCGCTGCAGCAGGTCATGGGCTACGACGGGCTGATGAAGGCCATGCACCAGGTTGGTGCGAAAGTCGGCGATCCGAAGTTCATCACCGAGGGCGCCCCGGGTGAGCGGATGTTGACCCCCGCCGACGCGCAGGCCGAGATCAAGCGCCTGCAAGGCGACGGCGAGTTCCAGAAGGCGTACCTCGACCGCGGCCATCCGAAACATACCGAAATGGTCAAGCGGTGGAATGACCTGTTTCCGCAGGCATACCCCGCGTAAGGCAAGGACTGATTTGCTCCGCGCCCGGCGGCTTCGCCCCCTCGGGGCGTTTTTATTTGTTGACACGGTGTTGCTAACCTGCTACATTGTAGTCGTGAGGTACAAGAACGTGACTGCCTAAAGCGGGATCGTTCTCGGCGTTGCCCCGGGATACCGGACAAGCACAGCGGTCGCTGCAAGCCACCAACCTGTCATTGTTCAACATCACTTCGGGGAATCCGAAATGTCCGACCAGATTACCACGGCATTCGTACAGACTTATCGTGCGAAGGTCGAACTGCTTGCCCAGCAAATGGGCAGCAAGCTTTCCAACGCTGTCGACTACAATTCCGGTTACGTCGGCAAGGCCGTCTCGCTCGTCGAGCAATTCGCGCCTGTCGAAGCCATCGTCCGCGTGGGCCGTCACGGCCAGACGCCGATGGGCAACGCCGGCCAGGATCGCCGATGGGTTCGCCCCGTGGACTACGAAGTCCCGGCCGAACTGTTCGATACGGTCGACAAGCTGCGGATGATCATCGATCCGCTCAACCCGTACGCGCAGAGTCAGGCGCTTGCGATTGGTCGTGCCAAGGACCGTGCGATCATTGACGCCTTCTTCGCGCCGTCGATCAACGGCGAGGACGGCACCACGACTCAGGCGTTCAACACCTCGGGCGTGATGACCATCAACGGGACGATGGTCGTGAGCAAGAACACGGGCGGCGCCAACACGGGCCTGAACGTGCAGAAACTCATCAAGGCCAAGACCAACTTCATGCGCCAGAACGTCGATCTAGACATGGAATCGCTGTTCGTGGCGATCACGGCGGACGAGCACGAGAAACTTCTCGGCGAAATCCAGATCGTGTCCACCGACTACAACAGCCGCCCGGTGCTGGTCGACGGCAAGCTGCAGTCGTTCCTCGGGTTCAACTTCATCCACACGGAGCTGATCCCGGCGCCGGTCGCCAACACCCGCCTTCTGCCCGTGTGGTGCAAGTCGGGTATGCATCTGGCTGAGTGGGCTGGCCTGAACGTGGACATCGGTCAGCGGCGCGACCTGCGCAATAGCTGGCAGGTCTACACCACCGCGACCTTCAACGCGACCCGTCTGCGCGAGGACAAGGTGGGTCAGATCGAGGTTCATGTTCCCTAACCCCTGATCCCGGGCGGCGAAATAACCGCGCTGCCCGGGCAAGGTAAAGGGTAACCCAATTCAGGAAACAGTCATGGCTGCCAAAAAATCCACCGAACTCACCGCGCTCGACGCGGGCAACCAACCGTTTGATCCCTTCTACACCGGCAAGGTGCATGTCGTGCGTGACATCCTGCCGGAAATGTCGGGCTCGGCCAGCGACACCTGCGAACTCCTGCCGGTGCCTAAAGGCTATCGCTTCCTGTTCGGGATCATCTTCCCGAGTGCGGCGGATGCCACGGTGACAGCCGCGATCGGCGTGGAAGGGACCACAGGCAAGTATCGCGCTGCGGCGACGACCAACTCGACCGCGCCGATCTACTTCGGCACGACCGCTGCGGCTGCTGAAACGCCCCCATCCGGTTCGGCCGCGAACGAGATGGAGAACGTCATCGTCTCGGCCGCTGCTTCCGGTACGATGACCGAGGGCTATGTCGTCATGCGATTCTACGCGAAGCCATAAGCTATGTCGATTCGATACGCCCAGGGCCCCGGCGTCGCCTTCAACGTCATCCCCCGGGATGACTCGGCGGCGGCCGGAGAGACGGTCGTCGATCTTCGGATCACCCGCCCGGCGGGTGCTTCGAAGAAAGACGTGGTGCAGCTGATCGACAACATGCGGGCCGACTACATCAAGCAGCCCGATGTGGCCGACGAGAACCCGGTCCCGGATGATGGGACCACGGCCGTGATCTCGGACGGCGATTCGTGGCCAGATGACGACACCGGCGGCACTATCAGCGTGTCCATCACCGGCGGTGTGCCGACCTTCACCTACACGGCGCCGTAACCATGAGCGCGCAGAACCTTCAAGGCTATGGCTCGCTCGCGGCGGTGACGCCTTCGGATGACGACGCGGACAACTTCGCGTCGGCCACGGATGCCCTGTTCGTGGGCACCGCTGGCGATCTCGAAGTTGTCACCGCCAACGGCGAGACGGTGTTGCTGGCGGATCATCCGACCGGCTGGCACCCGATCCGGGCGCTGCGCATCGGTGCCTCGAACACGGCGGCCGACGACATTGTGGCGGCCTGGAAGGGGGCGTGATTGCCGTGGAATCGCTCATCGCCGCCCTCGCACCGCTGGTCACACAGCAGAACATCGCGATCGTGGTCCTGAGCCTGATGTGCGCTGCCTGCGGGTGGCTGCATATCGTGTGGCGGCGTGAGGATCGAGAGGAACGCAAGGGACTGCACAACTGTCTCGACCGCAATTCCGACGCACTCAACGGCGTTGAGCGCGCCATTGCGGTGTTGTCGGAGCGGGTCAAGTGAGCACGAAAACCGAAGTCGTCAATTTAGCTCTCGCGTTTCTTGGTGCCGGTCGCATCACGGACTTCGATGACGCGAACGATCCGCTCGCCCGGGAGTACCGGGACATCTACGACATCACGGTGCGCGCCGAGTTCGAGCGCCACAACTGGCGCTTCGCCATCAAGCGCGCCACGCTGACCGCGCTCGACCCGGCCACGACCGGGATCACAGACAAGGCAGCGTTCCTGCTGCCGAACAACTGCGCCCGGATCGTGTCGATCAACGACCGTTGCGATGACTCGTGGCGCAACATCGACCGCGAAGGCAAGTACATCCTGCTACGGGGTGCGACTTCGTTGTCCCTGCGCTACGTCGCGCATGACGTGCCCGAAGGCGACTGGCCCCGGGCGTTCCAGCGCGTGGTCGCGGCGGCGTTGGCTGACACTCGGGCGGAATCCTCGACGAAATCAACGACCAAGGCGGGCTTCGCCGAGTCGCGGTATGAACGCGAACTAAAAGCTGCGCGCCGGGCGCAGGCCATCGAGCGCCGGTTCGACCTGGATACCTATTCCCCGTCGCTTGAGGCGCACGTCGGCGCGGGCCAGTGGTGGGCGCCGTATGCCTAGTATCGCTGACGCACAGGTATCGTTCGAGGGCGGCGAAGCCGACGAGCTCGCGCTGGCCCGCGCCGATGTCGAGGCATACAGCCGGTTCGTGCGCAAGTCGGTCAACTTCGACCTGCTGCCGCAGGGGCCAGCGCGCAAGCGACTGGGCTGCACTCTGCTGAATCCGCCAGACGCACAACCAACCGCTCGTCCGCTTGGGGACATCACGACGGCGGTCATTGGCGGCCAGGAGACTGTTATCGCCACGGGCGGCGGCCATCTGACAACTATCGGCACCGTTGGTAATCAGCTATACGACGCGCAGCCGTGGAGCAGTACTGTGGACTACCTATGGGTGGTTCCGGTTGACGAGGACGACCGTAATGTTAGCGCCCTCGCCGGTCCGGCTAATGCTTCCGGGCAACCGGCGGTTATCCGCCCATCAGGGAGCATAGGTGCCAATGGAATCACCGCCATGCCGGTGCCCCCCACACAGCCTTCGGGAGTTTTTCCGCTGTTTGCTTCGGTCGGTGAGGATTCCGGCGCGGTGTATGTTACTGGCCTTCCTGTCGGCCACGGGCTATCGAGCGGTTCCCGTTTGGTTATGCGCCCGCTATACTCCACGATGGCCGCACCGTGGCAGCCGAATGTCTCGTATTCCAACGGCGATTATGTTACCGCCAACGGAAGTCTGTACTTCTGCAACGGGAGCGGGACATCCGGAACGACAGCGCCCAACCATTTGAGCGGGGAGTCTTTTGACGGTGACGTGAAGTGGCTATACAGGTCGAGGGAGCTGTGGACCGGGCGAGTCGTCACTGCAGAAGCGACCAGGGTGTCGCTGGCATATGACCTCGACGGAGACTATGCGTACCCGCTGTCCGCATTTACTTCGGGCGGGTTGACTTGTCAGGTATTTGTTGAGGCCGTTTCGCTTAATTTCTCCGCAGGGTGCAACTTCCAGGAGCGTCTCGTGCTGGCTTCCGGGCGCAGCCTGCATTTTTCGTTCGCGGGAACCCCGCTCAACTTCGCGCAACTGGACGAGGGCGGTGTAGTGACTGCGGCTTGCGGCTTTCGGTTGCGGCTTCCGATAGCCAGTAGCGCAACAGATGCGGTGAAGTGGCTGTTTGCTGCAGCCAACGCGCTCGTTGCTGGAACCGATGACGGTATCTATGTCATCTTTCCGGTTGACGGAGCCGTATCCGCAGTGAACCGGCCACAGATATATAAGATCAGCGAATATGGCGCGGCGCCGATTCGCCCGGTCATGGTTGGCAACGAAATGGTGTACGTCGGACGCGACAGGCGGGCGATGTACTCCATGCGGGCATACGACTGGCAGCCAAACAGCGCCGCCGACATCACGCTGCCTCGGCCTTACTTGTTCCCCGAGGGCGACGAAATCACGTCAATCACGTCGGCCAATATCCCACACCCGGTGATTATTGCTACCGGCAGTACAGGACCAGTACGAGTTGGCACTTACACGGGAGAGCAAAGGTTTGGATGGCACACATGGGAGCTTGGGATACCCGGGTTCACTGGATTGCACAGCGCCACTGTCGTGAAGCAGAACAGAAGCGATGTCGTATACGGAAGACTGGCGAGTCAAGACTTCTGGATGGTCACTTTTGCCAACGACCAGAGGATGCGAACAGCGCACACGGACCTGTCAGGGCACCTTGACGCAGCAGGGAACCGAAACGA